TGATTTTAGTTACCACCTTTTCAGAATTTATAAAATTAGCGCCCCGCGCTGGTTATCATATCGTTGCACCGCTGACGCATTATACGCAGTCCAACCCTGGTACGACGAAGTATATGAGCTTAACGGTTTGCCCAAAACAATAAACGTTTCAAACACCGGTCTTATCAACACACTCTCTTTCGAAGACGTTAACGGCCCCGAAGAAATACCACTCGATCCCAAAGCTATTTACCTAGGTTTCAGCGAAGAAGACAGGAAAGCATTATCATTACGTTTTCCCAACCACCCCGAGATACACACTGTTAAATCTTTCCAAGGTCGCGACACCGATCATGTAATTGTCTACCGCCACTCTTCTCATTCTGCTTCAGTCGTCCACAATAGTTTGCATTTGATGGTATCTGCGTTTACCAGGCACAAGAAAACTTTGAGATATTACACTCGATGCCATGAGAACAAGGACTTGTTTAGAGCTCGGATCTTTGCTGCCAACCACGCATCACCCGAAGCCATAAAAATTCACACTCTTAGTAGGGTAAATACTGGTACCTACATCATTAACACTGAAAAACCTGTAGGTTGTCGTTACACACCCGAGCACATTCGTTATACATCAACCAAGTCGTCGACACACATACCTCTTTTACCATCTCTACACGCGAGAGCTATTGCCAACATTGCATCCACCTCCTCGTCTGAAGTTTCAATATCGTCCCATACTTTGCGGAAGCTAGACATTTCTGTCATTAACCTTAACAGGATTATAGGTAAGTTCGCACCATCCGTTAAAAAAATAAATGTCTTAGTCTCTCAAAATACCAACAGTCATTCTGAGCACCTTATATCCCAGTCGCAAGACGCGATGGTTGCGCAAGGTACACCGTTTGTACTGGATGACATATTTGTTGAACTAGATTTACCTACAAAACCACCCCTTCACGTACCTAGATTACCGACAGTCGCACAGCCCAGTGGTTTCTATCAGAATTATATCAACAGACAATTCCCAGGTTATCTTGGCGTAGACACAAAGTACGACTCCTACCATATTCAGCAATACATTAATGTACATATACCTAATGCAAAGATGGATTCATCACCTTTGCTATGCACTGAAGTTGAAATACCCACACTCGCTCCTATAATCATAACGCCTTGTCCTAGATTGCGACCAAACAATTTCTATGAAGTTACCCACACCTTGTCTTTGCGCAACATGAACCCTCCGGAGCTTTTACTGAATAATTGCACTGAGTACAGCGCTAAACAGTTATTGCACTCTTTTATAAATGCTTACATAACTCCTGAAGGTAATCACGCACTTTCTACCATGTCGTCAATAGGTCCGACTCTCACCTCCATCGTCAATTGGTTACACAAACAAGACTCCTCCGTTGCTGACAAAATCGTCCCTGAGTTACCTTATTTACGCGATAAATTTAACCATTATGAAGTCATAATTAAACGTAACCCAAAGATAAAGTTGGACGCTGATTGTTTTGATAATTTTCCTGCCCTTCAGAGCATCATTCACTGTGATAAAAAATTTAATGCCATAATGTGTCCTATTATAGATAAGCTAAAGAATCGCTTGAAAGCTTGTTTGCCCAACCATGTACTACTTTTTTGTGACGTTTCACCCGAGCAATTCGCCGCTAACATTGACTCTGTTTGCCCACCGACTATGGTCACCTATGGTGAGCCTACCTTAGAAATCGACGCGTCGCAGTTCGACCAATCTCAAGGTTTAACTGTACTGGAATTTGAATGTTTGTTGATGCGATTCTTTGGCGTGCGTGAGTTCTACATCACTATGTGGTATGCTTCGCATTACTACAAAATAGTCCGTGATAGGAAGCACCGTAACACCTTCATCCTTCCACAGCAGAGGACTAGTGGCGACGGCGGTACTTGGTTTTTCAATACTACTTATCTTATGTCTGTAATCGCTTATCAGTATAATATTTCTACCGTTAAATTTGCTTTATTTTCAGGAGATGATAGTCTTATCGTCGGTCGTTTTTCTCCCAGACATAATGTTTCTTTCTTTGCCGAGAAATTCAACCTTCAGATTAAACTCTTTAACTTTTCCAAATCATTTTACTTCTGTTCTAAATTTCTTATCAAATCGCCATACGGGTGGATATTTCTACCTGATCCTTTGAAAATTTTGGTCAAACTAGGTTCACACAACATCCGTAACTTTGAACACTTGGAACTTATTCGTATATCACTCGAGGATCTTACACGCGACTACGATAGGGTGGACTTATCGTGTGTTATCGATAAATGTATGCACGATCGTTATCCTGCCAACACCAACTATTCGAAATTGGTTCTTGCCCTCCACGGTCTTATCCGCGACAAACCTGCTTTCACTTGTATGTTCTACGTCCCAGTCGGCGTAGAGCTACTGCAAGATCCTTCAATACCAAATTTAGATTAATTTATGTCATTCACAATGTCTATTCAAAGTTTAATGGTTAAAGCTGTCCTTGATGTTACCAAACATTGCGGCTGTCATTCCGACGTCCGTAAAATCTTGGATATCTATGTTAAATTCTCTAATCCCATGTGTAATCAATACAACTACACATCTTTGTTAAATGAAATATTAATGTTAAATAAATCTTTAAGCGCAATTTATACAATTATCCCACTTCAACGTTTTAATACGCATAACGATAAGTATATCGCTACTGCTGAGATAGTATATAATAATAAAGTTTATCCTTTATCTTGCAACATACCCTTCTTCGACAAGAAGTCGTGTAGTGACAATATCTCAAGATTAATTATTAAAGAAATCTCATCTCTTCTTCCCAAAGTCACCTACCCTAAATGGTATTCGCCCGACATCTTTAACATGACTTTAAGTGAAATAATAGAAAAATTTGACTCATTCACTGTCAAACAACATGTACGTACAACTTCTGAATCTGATAATCCCGAGTCTCCTTAATCTCACCTTATCTGAGACTTACTATCTTGATGAGTTTAAACTCCGTCACTACCAGAGCTTTCGACACTTTGATCTATCCCCTGTTTTGCTATACACTATTAATCATAATCCTAAGTGCTTAGTGGCATATGACAGTATTTTGTCCTCTTCATGCCCGTCTTTACCTAGTTGTGGTATTTCTAAATCTTATATACATACCAACTCTATTCTTGATAAAATCACCTTTTGCTATTATATTAAACCTGTAGCTTCTTCTGTAAATGTTGTACACAACGCCACAGTTCTTTCACCTAAGCATATAACGCTTTCATCATCTTCTTATACTTTATCATCTGTCCCTGACTTAGAACCAAATAATCAATATATTGTCTTAACCACAGGTAATCTATATGCTATCACTACCTACGCATGCTATTCACAGTTTTTGTCTCCTAAATCCTTCTTGCCTTCTTCTGGAAGTTTTGCCTACGACGGCACAAATTTTGTCTTTAACACATATAATTACCATCAAGTTTGTTCTATCAAGTATGTTCCATTAAATCTCTTATATCAGTATATACCCGCTATAGTTCTACTAACACGTAATAGTACTGTACCTATCATTAACGCCATTCAACCCACATTCAATAGGGTTGACACATATTCTGCTCGTATCAATGACTATTTCGTTCTCAACCGTCCCATACACGATTGCCCTTTTTACCAAGATTGCGTTATATCCAGGAATGAAATTCAACCATCTTCCTTATTAATACATCCTACAGAAATCACTGTCGTTGATCGCATCACTTCCGCCATCATTCAATCCTTTTCATACATTTTGTCGCTTCTTTTTGACACTATTATTTCTATTGTTTCTCCAATATTCGAATCAGAGATTTTGCAATTTATGTTGAAATCATTGTATCTCATAATTTTCTTCATATTCGTATTTTGCTTTTCTGGTTATGCCTTCACTAGTTCTATATTCTTATCTATCATCATTTGCATCATTTCTAACCTTTTAAAATCATTTATTGTAGATTTAGGAAATTAGATTAATATCTTTCATTTACTATTATCTTATCATCATGGTCGTATATCGCAGAACCAATGTTCGCCGTCCTCTTATCAAGTCCCTTGAATCATTGAACGCAAAAATCGTCGCTCCCAAACCTCCCACATTCAAGCAAACTTTCATGACCTATGCCGAAAAACGTTTAACTAATCCTACTTTTCTTGTTCCCCTTTTACTATCTATCGTTCTGATCTATTCCTATAGTGCTGACTCTGCTAACAAGAAAACTACTAATTATGTTCACTCTGTCATCGTAAAAATTATCGCTAATCCTCAAACCGCTTCTATGGGTATTTGGTTGAAAAATAATATTCTGTTTTTCTTCGGTATGATCGCCTTTATTCCCACTATAATTGCCACTCCCGAGTCAAAAAGAGTTACTGTCGTAGCGGGTTTAGTACTCTACTTCTTTATTATTCCCATGAAATCCCCTTATGAGTACATTGCTGAAGCTATGCTTCTCTACTTGTATAACGGCACCTCTGTCACTTCCATCCGTATGTCATGTATTATGCTTGCTTTCTTCTTATATTTCGTGCAATTTAGTAAATTTCTGCCTGCCTTCTCACATTTTGACTACACGACTCCTTCACCTACACCTGCACCTACCACAACTTGATCTTCCCCTTTTTCAGTTTATTCATATTTGAAGTATAACTCTTAAGTAATTTAGATTAATCATTTTATTCTCATCATGTATCTTTCATTATCTTTTATCTTAATAACCTTAAGTGCAGTTGAATTACGTGTTATTGGTATTTCTTTCAATCAAACCTTAAACTCCGACACTGTTGTTTTTGTTGATATCGACGCTATTCCTTCCGACGTAGATAAAGTTCAATTTCAGTTCCCTACCACACCACGTAATACGATTGTGTTCCCTAATCAATCATCCAAACCTTTCATCCTTCGTCCTACTACTTCGACCACTACATCTCCACCTACCACCACTGTAACTTCCGCACCCACTTCTACTTCCAAATTCATATCTCCTTCCGATTATCTTTGGACCGTCTGCTGTGTAGAAGAACAAGTTTTGCCTCACTGCGATAATTTATACTGTGTTGACGGTGATTATATGTTCATTCCCGGTGGTGAAGTCGTAGTTGCATAATGTCTTCAATCGTCGCTATCATCGTCCTCGCTGTCATTTACTTTTCAAATTTAGAATTGTCTCCTTCCAGCAAATTCGGCCCTTTAGATGACCTCCCTTCAACCACACCGTCACCCTCACCCACTCCGCAAACAACACCATTGCCTTTCACTACTTCGTTGCCTCCTGCTATAATAACATCAACCTTACCTCCTGCGACAGTCGCTCCCGTTGTTACCACATCTACTACTACACTGCCCACAACCAAGCCTCCGACTACTACCAGTCGTGCCCCACTATCCTCAACCACGGTTCCAAGCAACATAATCTACCCTACATCGCCCGGTGATCTATGGTCTTTATGTTGTAAGGGATTTGTGTGGTCTATGGATTGCGAGGGTAAGACTTGCTCTGTCGTTAAGGTTAACAACGTCTTCATAGACCCTTCCGCGCCTTTACTACCAATCTTCACCAAATTTAACTCCACTGTCGCCTCCATTCTTCTCACTTGCCCATCCTCCGATCCCAATTGCAACACCATTTGCACCAGCACTCTCAATTCATTAACCACCATTCAAGACTTACCAGATCTTTTTGCCCGTTTACCATCCAATGCCACCGCTAATACACTGAAATCCGAAAACTTACAATTAATGGCTCTCAAACTAGATTATACTAAATTTAATTGCACCTTAAGTTCGTAAGTTTTGCAGTAATGAACGTCTTCGAGATGAAGCATGTGCAAACTTCTTTATTTTATTTCATTTTGTTTTTATTCACTTTCTTTTATTTTAACATATACTTATTCCCATATATGCACTAATAATAACCTTATATTCACTTCTAATTTTTATCTTATTTTATTGGGA